ATGGTCTTTTCTCACCGCAAAACGGCTCACAACCGACGGAATCGGTAAGTCATGACAAAGACTAGAAGCGATCTGGTCTTGGTCGGTAATGACCCGGCTGATCTGGGAGTAGGCGGTGTGATTTACGGTTACAACACGCCAAGAATCCACTCGCCGCTGAACGATCTACCATCTAGGGGCTCAGAGTTAAGTCAATTCGCAACCGAGATCGGCTTGCCGTTGTTGCCGTGGCAGGAATGGATCGCCGAACACGCGCACAAAGTAAAGCCGGACGGACGGTGGAAACACTCGAATGTCTGCGTCGTAGTAGCTCGTCAAAATGGGAAGTCGACTTTAATGATGGTCAGGATCATGGCTGGAATGTATCTGTGGAACGACGGACTCCAGATCGGCTCAGCTCATCGGCTCACGACATCGCTGGAGACTTTTCGGCACATCGTCAACCTCATCGAGTCCAATGATCGACTAGCTGAGGAAGTAAAGAAAATTCGATGGGCTCATGGAGCCGAGGAGATCGAGCTAAAGAATGGGAATCGCTATATCGTCAAAGCGGCGAACGCGGCGGCGCGTGGTATCTCAAAGCCGGAGACTGTATTCATGGACGAGCTTCGCGAACACAAAGACGAGGACGCTTGGGCTTCGATGAGATACACCATGATGAGCGCGAAAAATCCGCAAGTCTGGACTTTATCGAATGCCGGTGACAATCACTCGATCATTCTTAATCAGCTTCGCGAGCGTGGTCTTGCGGCGGCGGCAGGTGGAGACGATGAGATCGGCTATTTCGAATACTCGGCTCCTGCCGGTTGTCGGATTGATGATGTCGAAGGTTGGCGTCGCGCAAATCCATCGCTCGGTCACACGATTCACATCGACAATCTTAAAGCCGTTCTTAATGATCCAATCGATGTAGTTCGCACCGAGGTTCTTTGCCAATGGGTCGAGACGATCAATCCTTGCATTCCGCCGGTGGAGTGGAGTAATGCCGGTGACTCGACTGTTGCACTTGATCCGGGAAAGACAACTTGGTTCGGCTTGGATCTTTCGCCAGATCGTAGAAATGGCGCACTCGTAGCCGCTCAAAGATTAGACGATGAGAAATTCCAGATCCAGCTCTTGCACACTTGGCACAATCCAATCTCACTTGATGACAAACAAATCGCGAATGACATCGCGCCCTATGTCCGCAAGTATTCAGTCGATCAGATCGTATTCTCGAAGCGAACCGCGTCAGCCGTTGCGGCTAGGCTAATCCCTGCCGGATTCCCGGTGATCGATTGCGACGGCGCGGAGTACGCGCAAAGTTGCGACGAATTCTTGGGATCGATTACTTCGGGACGGCTCGTTCACTCAAATCAAGCCGAACTCACAAAACAAGTTCTTTCAGCTGTAAGACTTCCCTATGGTGATGGAGCTTGGGTGATTGGTCGCAAAGCTTCAAAGACGGCTGTGTGCGCGACGGTTGCGTCGGCTCTGGCGACACATTACGCGACACGCCCGGAGACGGAGATTGACATTCTCGTCGGTTAGGAGTAGCGGATCGCCTAGAATTGCGGCATGAAATTATGGGACGCAATAGTCGGCGCGCCGGATTTAACTTTTCAAGCTCAATCCGCTCCGATTGATATTTCCGCCGCTGATCTCGCACCGTTCAACACAAGCGATGTTCGAAACGCATTTTTTGGATCGCAAGTCGCGACACGCGCTCAGGCGATGTCCGTCCCGGCGATCAGTCGCGCAAGGTCGATTATCTGCTCAACGATCGCAAGCTTGCCAATGGAACAGAGAATAAAGTCAACCGGCGAACGCGTCGAAACAGCCCGAGTAATAAATCAACCCGATCCTCGCGTTCCCGGTTCCGCTGTATGGGCTTGGATCGCAGAGGATTTACTTCTATATGGGTATGGGTATCTTCAACAAACCGACTCTTATGCTGAGGACGGAAGATGTCGATCAGCTCAAAGAATCGCTCCGACTCGCGTCTCGATCGTTACAAATGCGAACGGAACCGAGATCACCGGATATCGCGTCGATGGAACTCCCGTCCCGGCATTCGGTAACGGATCTCTAAAAGTTTTTTACGGATTAGACGAAGGTCTACTCAATCGCGCAGGTCGCACAATTCTCAGCGCGGTCGAGCTTGAAAAAGCGGCTTTACTTTACGCAAAAGAGCCCGTCCCGATGATGGTATTGAAATCCAACGGAACAGCACTTCCGGCAGATCGCGTCACAAAGCTTCTCGACGCTTGGCGGACAGCTAGATCAACACGCGCGACGGCGTTCTTGAATGCCGATGTTGAATTGACATCACTTGGATTCGATCCCGAAAAATTACAGCTTAACGCGGCTCGTCAGTACATCGCGCTGGAATGCGCTCGCGCCGTAGGGATTCCAGCCTACTTCTTGGGAGCCGATGTCAACACGCTCACATACTCGAACGCTGTATCCGAGCGGAAATCTTTAATCGACTTCAGCTTGAGAAATATCATGACGGCGATTGAGGAAAGACTTTCACAGTCCGATTTCGTAGCTTCTAACACGGTTATTCGCTACGACTTTGACGACTTCTTGCGCGGTTCAGCCCTAGAACGCGCTCAGATTTACGAAATACTAAATCGAATTGGCGTGATGAGCGTCGATGAAATCCGACGAGATGAGGAACTAATTTCATGAAGCTAGAAATCCCAATCCAGATCACAGCCGCCGATTCAATCAAGCGAACCATCGCAGGTCGGATCGTGTCATTTAATGAGACGGCTAACGCTTCAACCGGAAAAGTGATGTTCAAAGATGGATCACTTACTCCAACTCCGGTCAAGCTAAATCTCGAGCATGACGGAACCCGTCCAATTGGTAAAACTCTTTCAATGGATTTCTCAAGCGATAACACAGCGATCGACGGCGTATTCAAAATTGCCAACACGAACGCCGGATCTGACGCGCTCGTCGAGGCTCAAGATGGACTCCGTGACGGATTTTCAGTTGAAGTTATGGCTAACGAATTTACCTATGACAAAGCTGGGACGATGGTCGTCAGTTCAGGAGAAATCGTCGGCGTGGCACTTGTCACGAATCCAGCATTCAAATCAGCTCGCGTTTCAGATGTAGCCGCGACCGAAGCAATACCAGAAGCTTCTGACACAGCGTCAGAGGAAACACAAACAGAAGGAGACGAAGTGTCCGACTCAATCGTCAACGAAGCTCCAGCCGTCGAGACGGTTGAAGCCTCTCGGAATGTCCAAGCGACTGGAACTCCACTCGCTTACTCAGCTCCACGCTTGGAGTTCACAGCTTCCAAGTATCTTGAAAGCAAAATCAAAGCCGCTCTCGGTGATGAATCAGCTCGTCAATATGTTCTTGCCGCCGCTGACACAACCGACAACGCTGGACTCGTTCCAACCCGTCAACTAACCGAGGTCATCAACGGTCTCGCAAATGTAACCCGTAGCAATATCGACGCGATATCTCGCGGAACTTTGCCGGACGCTGGAATGACCTTCGAGATTCCTAAAATTACAGTCATGCCGGGAATGGGAACAATTTCCGAGGCAGGTACTCCAACAGATACCGATCAAAATGCCGCCTTCGTTTCGGTTTCTGTACTTAAAGCCGCAGGTCAGCAGACATTTTCGGTAGAGCTCCTCGACCGGTCAAATCCACTTTTCCTCTCGGAATTGATGAATAACCTCGCCGCGCAATATGCGAAAGTAACCGACACCGCAGTAAATGCGGCTTTGATTTCTGGCGCAACAGCCGACGCAACCACAACCACAACCTATCCAACAGCCGCCGAGCTTCTCGGTGTAGTAGCTCGCGGAGCCGCTTCGGTATATTCCGGAACTCAAGGATTCGCTCGCAATATCATTATGAACACTTCACAATGGTCAAATGTCATGACATTGAATGACAGCGGTCGTCCAATTTACAACGCACAAGTTCCACAGAATGCCGGTGGATCCGTAGCACCTACATCAGTCCGCGGAAATGTTGCCGGCTTGGACTTATTCGTCACAGCTAACACAGCCGCAACAACCGACACCGATGGATCGATTTTGATTGTTAATCCAACCGCTTACACCTACTACGAGTCTCCAACTTACGAGCTCCGCGCAGATGTAATCGCGAGTGGTCAGGTCAATATCATGATGTACGGCTACTACGCAATCGCAACCAAGATCGGCGCAGGAGCGTTCAAAAATAACAAGGCGTAATCGCCTTAACCCTTAGACATGAGTCCGCCGCTCCCGACGGGCTCAGCAGATTGGAGATGAAATGCCAAGTATCGTCACAGCTTCACAGCTTCGCGCGGTGCTTGGTGTTTCGTCGTCTCTTTATGATGACAATTATCTAAATGACATAATCGACACAGCCGAAGGGGTAATCCTGCCGCTATTGACAGCGCACACAGTCGCCGTCACTCATGTCGAGATTGAATCAAATGTCGCATATTTTACAACTCAAAGACCTCATCAATTCGTCGTCGGTCAATCGATCGTCATCGCTGGAGTCGTTCCATCAACTTTCAACGGCACACGCGCAGTCACCGACACACAGCTTACGCCGTATATTTTTACGCAAGCTCTAACCAACGCAGACATTACATTTCGCGCAACCATTCCAGCCGGAACGGCGACACTCTCCGGTCAAGCCGCCGCCGTGATCTATGTCGGAAATTCAAATGTCGAATCGGCTGTCCTCAATGTTTCAGTCGAGGTCTTTCAATCCCGTGTCGCTCCCGGTGGTCAGATCGAAGGCGTGGACTTTGCGCCAAGCCCGTTCCGAATGGGCAGAAGTCTTTACAACAGAATTTCCGGGCTCTTAGGCAATCAAGTCGATGTCGATTCGATCGTAGGCTAGGAATGCCAGCCTCATCGATTTCGGCAGATGTTCGCGGAACTCTTGCCACAGCTCTTGGCTCTGTCGCCGGGAATGTTTATTCCTATGTCCCCGAAGCGATCATTCCGCCAGCGGTGGTCATCGTTCCATCGTCGCCCTATATGGAAATCAATCTCATCGGCAAGTCATCGATCAAATTACTTCTCAACTACACGATCACGGTTGCCGTTGCGTACAACTCAAATCCCGGATCACTCGATAATCTTGAAAAGTTAATCCTTCAAATTCTGGCGGTCATTCCGTCAGGGTACATCGTCGGGCAGATCGAGCGTCCGACTGTTACATCTGTCGGAGCTAGTAATTTACTCGCCGCCGATATCAATGTCTCCACCTACTACACCCAAACCAACTAAGGAGAAAGAATGCCAACGACCGTCATCACCGGACGCGATCTTGTCTTGACGATCGCTACCGTTAATTACGACGCACAAGCTACCAGCGCAATTCTTACCAACGCGCCCGTCATCGATACCTATCAGACACTCGATGGCAAGGCTTACAAACACATCGACGATCAATGGACTTTCGATGTTGAAATGCTCGCAGATTGGGGAGCCACAAGCTCTCTATCAGAAGCACTATGGACAGCCGCCGACACAGCACCGAACACAACTCTTGCCGTCAGCCTTACAGCTACAACCGGCGCGGTCTTTGCGTTCAATGTTATGCCGGTTTATCCATCAGTAGGCGGAGCGGCTCCGGGAGCCCAAACGCTGTCACTTTCATTCTTGGTTGTTGGCACTCCAGCCGACACATTTAGCTAAAAAGGAGATCGGGAGATGAAGCTAGAAATTACTATCGAACACCATTCCGGGGAGTCAGCCGTACACACGGCGAGCGTCCCGGAGTGGCAGAAATGGGAGATCAAATTCGGTCGAACAATTCAAGACGCACACAACAATCTCGGAGTCAATGACATTCTATTTCTGGCTTGGAACGCAATGAAGCGTGAAGCCGCCGGAAAGGCTGTCAAACCTTTCGAGATATGGTGTGAAACGGTTTCGGATTTCTCGATCGGCGATGATCTCCCAAAAGACACACAGCCGGAAGCTTAGGACGGTTACTCGTCGAGTTAGCAATAGCGACGGGAATTCCAATGAGCGAATGGCAGACGGCAGAGGATATTCTTACAGCGATCGAAGTATTGGAGAAGCGAAATGAGCGTAGAAATCGCTTATGACAAGGCGCAACTTCGATCGATCACGCGATCATTCAAAGCGATGTCCGATGAAGGTATCGAAGCCGCCAAGCGTGAATCCTCAGCACTAGCGGAATTCTTACAGCTTAAAGTCAGAGAGACAGCACAACGCCGAACCGTATCCGGCGCGGCTGTTCGTCGTGTAGCTGACGGATCAAGGGTTGCGAAGTCGTCCAAGATCGGGGAAGTCTCGTTCGGCTTCGCGGCACAAAAGTTCTCCGGTGGTGGTACGACTCAAAAGCTCTGGGCTGGACTTGAATTCGGTTCTAATCGATACAAACAATTCCCGAGACGCACTCCTAAACTTGGCGGCGGATCTGCCGGTTATTTTATCTATCCAACACTCAGATCAATCCAGCCGGAATTGATTGACAAATGGGAACGGGCATTCGATCGAATCTTAAAGGAGTATGACTAAATGGCAGGTTCACGCACACTTAAACTTTCGATCCTTGCCGACACAGCCGATCTTGTTAAAGGACTTAAACAAGCCGAGGACACATCAAGCACATTCGGCGACAAGCTAGGCGGAGCGTTCCGAGCTGTTGGAACAGCCGCAATCGCCGCCGGAGCCGCGATCGGTGCGATGGCTGTTAAATCCGCGATCGATGGAGTCAAGTCAGCAATCGAAGATGAAGCCGCGCAAGCTAAACTCGCAACAACTCTCCAAAATGTCACGAAGGCAACCGACTCACAGATCGCCAGCGTTGAGAAATACATTCTCCAGACTTCACTCGCGACCGGAATCACCGATGATCAACTTCGTCCGAGTTTTGATCGCCTATTGAGATCAACACAATCAGTTACCGAATCAATGCGACTCCAATCACTAGCGATCGACATCGCCGCCGGTACTGGTAAAGGTCTGGCGCAAGTTACCGAAGCTCTATCGAAAGCCTACGACGGCTCATTCGGCGCGTTAAAAAAACTTGGCGTTCCAATCGATGAAAATATAATTAAGACAAAAGATTTTGACGCGGCTGTTGTTGTTCTCTCGCAGACTTTCGCTGGACAAGCTGATGTCGCGGCTAACACTTACGCCGGACGATTCGCGAGAATGAAAGTCGCGATGGACGAAGCCAAAGAGACTCTCGGATTTGCACTCTTGCCGGTAGTCGAACGGTTCTCTAAATTTATGACCGACTCAGGAATTCCGGCTCTCAATGCGTTCATCGCTGGACTTACCGGCGAAAAGGGTATTGCCGTAGCTTCCGAATACGCCGGTCGTCGGGTTGATTCTTTCGAGCCTAAGATTTCTAAAACTCAGAAATCAGCATTCGACGCCGCTAAGGATCTCCGGGAGATGGCGGCTTCGGTTGGAAAATTATTTTCAACGATTGACGCCGGAACAGGCGGAGAAGGTTCATCGATTGATGGATTTATTAAAGCTCTTAAAGCTCTTAACGCGATCGCCAATGTCACAATCGGCATTCTTAAAGAGCTCGTCTTTCTGGTTCAAACAGCCGCCGAATACTTGCGAAATCCTCTTTCAACAGGCAAGGACGATGTTGATCGAATCCGAAAAGGATTAGGACTTAAAGTCCAACAATCCGCATTCGAGACACCGGCAATCTCCACAGCTTCGGCAAGTGTTGGAATGTTTAGCTCATCAGTCCCAAGTCTGGGGCTTGAAGGAATCACAGCATTCGATGAGCAACTTCGCGCATTCTTGGGACAGCCGTCCGGGATCACAAACAACATCACCGTCAACGGTGCGATTGACTCAGAATCCACAGCTCGTCAGATTGTGGATCTCCTAAATGAATCTAATCAACGCGGAACGATCGGCGGCGGTGGAATCCTCGTATGACCTCATGGGCTCCCGATTGGCGTGTCTTAATCAATGCGGTTGAATACACCGACATAACACTTTCAAATCTCACAATCAGCTCCGGACGAACCGACATCAATGTTCAACCGATCGCCGGGTATTGCTCCATCGAGATTCTAAATGTCGATCAAACAGCGATCACGGTCGAGATCAATGACGGTCTCACAATCGAAATCAAAGACTCAACCGGAACCTATGTTCCGATATTTGGCGGCGCGGTCTCTGATGTCGCTGTAGAGGTCGCTCGGGCTGGATCTACTGGATATACACAACTAATCCGGGTGACGGCTCTGGGAGCCCTTGCAAGGCTTCCAAAGGCTACAACTCTTGGAGTCTTGGCACACGATTTTGATGGGGATCAGATTTACACAATCCTCTCAGCTCTACTCTTGGGAACTTGGAACGATGTTCCAGCGGCTACAACTTGGAACACTTACGATCCGACAACCGACTGGAATGGCGCGGAAAACAATGGGCTCGGCGAAATCGATCGTCCCGGCAATTTCGAGCTGTATCAAAGAAGCTCATCGCTTACCGATGTGTATTCGCTCGTCTCTGGACTTGCCAGCTCTGGACTTGGTTATCTATACGAGGACAGCGCAGGTCGAATCTCTTACGCTGACTCCGATCATCGAACGACTTATCTCGCCGCTAACGGGTACACACTTCTCTCAGCTAAAGAAGCGCAAGCCGTTGGAATCAAATTGGCTACACGCGCCGGAGATATCAAAAACGATGTCGTTCTTACTTATGGCAACAATTACGGATCACAGAAATCAGCATTCGACGCGGCTTCGATCGCAACTTATGGAACACTTAAAGCGATCGTCAACACAACCGTCCGAGGTGCGACAGACGCACAGGATCAAGCCGATCGATATATTGAACTCCGCGCCTATCCTCAACCTAAATTGGATCGAATTACTTATCAGCTAGTCAATCCCGAAATCTCTGACGCGGATCGTGACGCGTTGATTTCGATCTTTATGGGGCTACCAATACAGCTTGACGATCTGCCGCCAAATATGAACGACGGTCAATTTCAAGGATTCGTCGAAGGCTGGACATTCTCAGCCAGTTTCAACACTCTTACAATTTCGGTCAATGTCTCGCCACTTCCATTCTCCATCGTTGCGATGAAGTGGATTGATGTGTCGGCGTCCGAAACTTGGAACACCCTATCCGCTACAATGACATGGGACGAAGCGTTTATCGTCGCATAAGAAAGAAGGAAAATGGCAACGACTACTCATTTCGGTTGGACAACACCGGACAACACCGATCTCGTCAAAGACGGCGCGTCCGCGATTCGGACTTTGGGTTCTGCGATCGATTCATCAATGCAATATCTTGAAGGTGGCACTACCGGACAAATTCTTTCCAAAACTTCTGGGACCGACATGGCTTTCACTTGGATTCCTAATGACACGGGAATTATCACAGCGTACTCAGCCAAGACCGACAACTACACGATCGCGTCCGGGGACGAATACAACATTTTTTCAATGAATAACGCGGTCGCAAAAGAATTTCGCATTCCAACCGACGCGACCTTTAATTTTGCTATTGGAACCGAAGTAAATTTCTTTTGGATTACCGGAGCCGGACAACCTTCGATTGTTGCCGTGACACCGGGAACAACAACCGTCATCTCAACAGGTGCGACAAGCGCAAGTCCAAAGCTACGCGCCGCCAACTCAGCCGCGACAGCGATCAAACTCGCCGCTAATTCTTGGCTAGTGGTAGGCGACATAGCGTGAGCCCGATTCTTGGAATTATGGCTTCTCAAAATTATCCGCGAACAATCCAAGTAAATTATTTGGTCGTAGGCGCAGGCGGCGGCGGCGCGTCAGGTTATGGCGGCGGCGGCGGTGGCGGTGCTGGCGGATTGCGTTCAACAGTAACGGCAACAGGCGGCGGTGGAAGTTTAGAAACCGCGTTGACGCTTAATAAATCAACAAATTATGCAATAACAATCCGTGCAGGTGGAGCCGGTGGGGCTAATGGTGCTTCAAATAATGGAACTGTCGGAGGTGATTGTTTATTTGCGACGATTACATCTAGCGGCGGCGGTTTCGGCGGCGCGCCTACAAACGCTGGTAACGGTGGTTCTGGCGGCGGAGCAGGTTGGCAAAACTTTACAGCAGGCACGGGAACAGCAAACCAAGGCAGAAACGGCGGCGCAGGTGCTAATGACGGTGCTGGTGCGGCAGGCGGTGGCGGCGGTGGCGGTGCAGACACAGCAGGAACAGCCGGTACAACTTCCGCTCCCGGTAACGGTGGAGCAGGTGTAGCAACTTCTATATCAGGTTCATCTGTCACTTACGCAGGCGGCGGTGGTGGCGGTCGTAATGATGCTGGCACATTATCAACCGGCGGTGCAGGTGGTGGTGGTTCTGGCGGTGGCAATAACATTGACAATGCAGTGGCAGGAAGCGTGAATAGTGGCGGTGGCGGCGGCGCAGGAGGCGGAGGTTACAAACCCGGGAAAGCCGGTGGATCTGGTATCGTCGTATTAAAATATCCAAGCAACTTTACAGCAACATTTAGCGGCGGGGTTACACAGACAACCGACAGCGTTAGTGTTCCCGGGTTTAAGATTTCAACAATTACAGCCGCCGGCGTATCAGACACAGTAAGTTGGGCATAATGGCACATTACGCATACATAAATGAAAATAACATCGTTGTTGATGTAATTGTTGGTAAAGACGAAACTGAATTGATCGATGGATTAGATCCAGAAATCTATTACGCGCAAGGCACTCCTTACACGGTCAAGCGCACTAGCTACAACGGAAACATTCGTTACAATTACGCCGGAAAAGGTTACATTTATGATGCAACAGCTGACGCATTTTACGCACCCGATCCAGAATGTCACGATGAGCGTGTATTAGATTTTACAACTTATCAATGGACTTGCGCTAATGAGGAACACAATGTCTTTGTTTCCAAATAACACAGCTCAACGCTTAATCGAAGTCGCACTCAATGAAGTCGGCTACATCGAGCAGGGCGAGAATCTGACGAAATACGGAAAATTTACAAAAGCCGACGGCTTGCCTTGGTGCGGTTCTTTCGTGATGTGGTGCGCCAATGAAGCCGGGGTCAAGGTTCCAAATGTCGTCTCAACTCTTGCCGGATCTAAGAGCTATAAAGTCAAAGGGAATTGGCATGAAACACCCAAGCGCGGCGATCTCGCTTTTTTTGATTTCCCGGACGATAAAATTTTCAGGATCTCGCATATCGGAATTGTCATTAAAGCCGACAAAGATGGCGACGGTTGGATCACGACCATCGAAGGCAACACATCAGGATCAGGAGATCAACGCAACGGCGGAATGGTCATGATTAAGCAAAGGCAATACACAACCGGCGGATCAATCGTCGGATTCGGGAGACCAAATTTCGCACCGTCGGAATTGGACTTTCCACTTATTCCGCCAAAGGTTGCGAAAGTAAAGGAGAAAAAATGACAAAGGTTAAGGAACTTCTAGTCTCTTGGCTCCGAAGCTCTCTCGCCGGTGGATTGG